CTAATGAGGGCATCGCTGCCGCTGCACCTGTCGAATCAAATACAGTTCCGGTAATAAAGAGCACAAAAGTTAATCCTACACGCAAAAAGACCACAACGCCGCGTAAGAAAACTACAACAAAACCTCGAAAAACAACCAAGAGAACTACAAAAAAGAAAAGTACGGCCCCCGCTACTTAATCGCTTAGAGTTTCGCCGGGATTTTGTTTGTGGGATTACTACTTATAATGGAGGAGTAATCTACACATGCCGACTAATTTAAGCCCCCGTTCGCAAACGAGCGCAATTGTTTTAACTTCAACTGGATCAACTACACAGGTAGCAGCTACGCTACCTTTCGGTGTTTACGCTAGTTCATCTGCATTCCTCAGTGGCGCATCTGCGCAAGTTGCATATGTTTACAAGAAATTAGGAGGCGATGTTGTAGATATCGAAATAACTGCTAACAATGTTTATGCAGCTTATGAAGAAGCAGTTTTAGAGTACTCGTATATTGTTAATTTACATCAGGGAAAAAATGCACTTTCATCAATTCTTGGATCGGCAACAGGCACTTTTGATCACAAAGGAACATTAACTGCAGGCCCTGTTAGTGCTAGTTTGAAATATCCTCGTTTTTCTTTAGGGTATTCCCGCCGCGTGGGGGATGGTGCCGCAGCAGCCGGCGGATTTGGAGGTACAATTCCTCAATATTCGGCGTCGTTTAAGCCTGTAAAAAACCAGCAAGACTACGATATTCAAAATATTATCTCATCGTCGTCTAATTCCGGAGTCAACGATAAAGGAAATAGTGTTCCATATGCTGGAAAAGTTGGTGATAAGCGTGTATTAATTACAAAGGTTTTTTACAAGTCTCCACGGGCCATGTGGCGCTTCTATGGCTATTATGGAGGAATCGGGGTGGTTGGAAATTACTCGACGTACGGGCAGTTTGCGGATGATTCAACGTTTGAAATTATTCCCACATGGCAAAACAAATTACAAGCTATAATGTATGAAGATTCTATTTTCACACGTACGTCCCACTATTCCTATGAATTGATTGACGGTAAATTACGGCTTTTTCCCACGCCGAGTTATTGGGGGATGGATGATTTAGATGATCGAATATGGGTTAAGTTTTATGTTGATCTTGAGCCGTATGCTACTGGCTCTTATGATACTGGAATTGAAGGCGTCAACAATATTAATACAATTCCTTTCGACAATCTTCCATATGAAAATATAAATTCAATGGGTAAACAGTGGATCCGCAAATATGCACTAGCTCTGTGTAAAGAAATGCTAGGACAAGTACGAGGCAAGTTTACAACGGTGCCTATTCCAGGCGAAAGCGTTACATTAAATTATTCTGACTTATTAAGCCAAGCGAAAGAAGAGCAAACAAGCTTAAAAGAAAAGCTAACGGAGATGTTAAAAGAGGTCGAATATCCGGCACTGGCGAAGCAAGATCAAGAATTATCTGATGCTGCAGCAAATGTTCTTAAAGTAACGCCGCTCCCAATTTTTGTAGGATGATGACACATGTCTGATGAATGGAAGAGACCAGAAGCCCCGCCCCCTCCGTTATTTCTTGGCAAAAAAGAAAGAGACCTTGTTAAGCAGGTAAATGACGAATTAATAGAAAAAGTAATTGGTCAGCAAATTTTATATTATCCAATCGACATGGAAACTACGAATTTTCACCCTTTATATGGTGAAGCAGTCGACAAAACATATTTGCCCCCGGTACGCGTTTATGCCTTAGTGGAATTTACAGATTATTCTACAAGCTATTTAGAGAATGTGGGAATAGATAAAACATGGGAAATTAATGTACATTTTCACCGCCGTCGCTTAACGGAAGACCAAAATTTGTATGTTCGCGAGGGGGATTTTGTGCTATATGGCGACTTTTATTACGAGATCGTTAAACTTTCAGAACCACGTAAGCTATTTGGTCAAGTAGACTATAGTTTTGAGATTTCTGCAACTTGCAAGAGAGCAAGAAAGGGACTTTTTGATGCTACCTGATAATTTTGATTTTGCTATGCTGCCCGCTGGCGCCAATTATACATTAGAAGAGATTGGGATGCTTGCTTCAACATTAGAGGACATTGATCACGCTCTCGTTAAGTGGGTAAAGGAACTGGAACTTTCAACGCTGTCCAATGAGGGATACTCACAAGTTAATGTATTGTGGCAG